AAGTGGGTGATGAAGTTCTTCTGGGTTTCTTTGAGCGTAGTGTTGATAACTATCTTTATAGTGATGGTAGCAAGCCTATTGATCCTCAAGATTACCGCAAGCATGATTATAACGATGCTGTGGCCATCATTGGATTAAACACCTTCAAGAGTGCCCTTGGGATGCATCCTGAGAATACAGTGCTGATGATGAATGTCGGTACAGGGCAAGAGTGTAAGTTGTCCCTAAAGCCTTCAGGGGACGTTGTGCTGGATACCCCAACTAAGTTCATTGTAAACGCTACAGGTAATGTTGAAGTGAATACATCTGCTGATGCAGTTGTCAGTGTCTCTGGTAATATGACAGCTACGGTTGGTGGCAATACTACGATTGATTGTGGACAGACCACGATTACGGGAAACCTCAGAGTGGATGGAGAAGTGTCTACTGGTGGAGATGTCCATACCGATGCTGGTATTAGTTTAGAGAATTCTAAAATGATTGGCAACCTTGGAAAATTGACCAGTAAGATGTTACCAGCCTAACAGGAGTTAGTAATGAGTTTATCAGCAAGCTCTTGTGCGTCCGCAATCAACGCTGGAATGGACAGCTACATAGCTACCTACCCATCTGGATCGTTCGCCACAGCCTTCGTGAGCGCCCACAAAGCCTATTCACAAGCTGGGGTATTATCTATGGGTGGTGGGGTTGCTGGAAGTGAGGATGATTCGATCTTAACAGACTTCTTCAACTCCTTCTCTAGTGATACCACGGATGCAGCATTTGGCGCAGTTATGGCGCAGTATTGGCAATCGTGCCTACTTGTACCATCTGGTGGCGCGATTAGTTTAACTAACGATGCAGCAAGTAAGGTAGGGGCATTCACAGCAGCAATCACTGCAAGTTACCGTACTACAGATACCCAGCCTTACTACCTCCATTTCATACAAGCTATTGAAGATGTAGCTAAGACAATCCAATGGACAGTTGTTATCCCCTCTCCCCCATTTTCAAGACTCGAAACTGTGAGCTAACATGCTTAAATTAGACCCCACTACACATGACTTGGTTATTGAAAACTTCTCATACGCTTTCTTAAAGACTGATATGGAAGATCTTAATCAACGATTAAAAGTAAAGCTCTTAATGAACAGGGGGGAGTGGTTCTTTGATAGAACTTATGGTATCCCTTACTTCGATGAAGTGTTTGTTAAAGGTGTAAAGAAAGATCAACTAGATGATATATTTAAGATTGCGATCTTACAAGAACGTAATGTAGATAGTATTGTTTCATATTCAAGTGTTTTAAATTTATCTCAAAGAACCTTTTCTATTGAAGCTAAAGTAAAGAAAAAAGGTGGAGAGATAATTCCTATTTCCCTATCATTCTAATTATCAGAAGGGAGCCTTAAATTGGCCGGAATTACCAGTAGTGGATTTACAAGAAAGACCCTTCTTGAAATTATCCAAACAATGAATGATAAGCATGTTGCTAGATATGGCAGTGCTTGGGTTCCAGATACAAACAACCCACTGTATAACCTTCTGGTTATCTATGCAGATGAAGCTAGTGACTTGTGGGAAGTATTTCAGCAAATGTATGATGGTAGATCGCCATCCGCAGCTTCAGATGTTCTCCTTGACAACACAGCGGCTATTGTTAATGTAAACAGATTAGAAGAAGAGCCTTCTACTGTTGTTATCGAATTTACAGGTACTGTTGGTACAGTTGTTGCAAGTGGCACAGCTCTTAAAGTTACCAACACAGACGCTAGGTTTTTTACAGATCAAGCACTCACCTTATCATCTTCTATTTTTAGTCAAGTTGTTATTAGTCTGGTTGGTGTAGTTGACAGTACAAACTACACAGTTACTATTGACAGCGTACCTTACACTTACAATTCTGGTATTGGAGCTACAACCTCTTCTATCTTAGCTGGATTGGCAGGAGTAATAAATTTAGGAAGTAATGGTTGTGATGCTTCTTATACAACCACTTTATTGGTAAATGTTACTGAAGATAATTCAACATTACCGTTAGCTTTATCTGGTAATTTGGTAGTGACCACAGTGTCCAATCTAGTTACAGCTTCTTCCGAGTTTGTGGGGCAAGTAAAAGCTCCTGCTGGATCATTGACAGCCACCTTAGTTCCCATATCAGGAATATCTTCCGTAACAAATCTACAAGATGCTGTTTTAGGCAGGATAGAAGAGACAGACGAAGAGTTAAGAATCCGTAGGTACGACTCTGTTGCTTCAACAGGGAGTGCTAATTTCAATGCACTACTCTCCAAAGTTCGTAACTTAGATGGTGTAAAGTTCACCGCATTAAGAGCCAATACAGGGGCGTCTACCAACTCTGATGGACTCCCATCTAAGGCCTTTGAGTTCACAATAGAAGGTGGTGATGAACAAGAGATTGCAGAAACTATCTTTGTTAATCAACCTTGGGCTATTGAGTCTTATGGTGATGTTAGCCGAGTGGTAACAGATATTGATGGTAATCCTCAAACTGTTAAATTCAGCAGACCAACTAATATCTACATCCATGTCCTTTGTGAGTACGAAGCATACGGGGAAGAAACTGCTCAACTTTTAGTTAATGAAGCTATTGCAAATAGTATCCTTAATACAGGTAATAAGATTTCTGTAGGTGGTGATGTTATCCCAACAAGATTCTTAGGTGATATTTACAGTAAGACTTCAGGCGTTGGTAAGGTAACTATCAGCTTGTCCAAGTCTTTAGACGGTTCAACAACACTTATACCTTTCACTACTGACACCCTAGAATTAGGGGTTAAAGAGAAACCAGTATTTAGAATTGACCTCATCAGTGTATTGAGGGTTTAACCTATGACTGATTACTTTGTTTTTGATGGTGGAGAGGGTCTAGGTTTTGGGGACTCTGGTGATGACACTGTTGGTGGGGAGTTCATAAGCGCCCTTGATGATGTTGATCACGTTACTCGTGGTTTGTCTCGTTTACCTAACCAGTATTATGAATCTGAGAATCTTAAATTCTTAGAGCAAACGTTCCTCGAAGAGTTACAAGAATTAGAGAGTAATGTCCAAGCCTACATACAGCAACAAAGTTTAGACTCTGCTACTGGTGTTAACTTGGACATGATAGGTGAGGATGTTGGCTATCGTAGGCCAGTGGGTGCGTCAGAAGAAAGTTACAGAAAAAAGATAAGACTTAAAATACTGGCTAACACCTCCAAAGGTAGGTACGAAGATTTTAGTGCTGCAATTAAGTTAGCTGCTGAGACAGATAATATAACAACCCAAGTGGAGTATCCAGCAGGTTTTTCTTTTGCTGTTGATGTCCCTCTCCCCACAGACGACACTTTGTACTTAGTAAAAGATACACTTCCTATAACGGTAAAAATGGCAACCAGTTCCCCATTCTCTACAAGCGACAGATTCTGTTTTGCGGGTGGAGTTGGTAAAGGTTTTACCGATGTAGATGCCCCTGTTGGGAGTGGTGGTCAATTTCGTAGTAGAAAAGAATTCAATTAAATGAGGATTACACATGATTGCTGATCCAATCATTCTTCCAGAATTTGCAAGACTGGATTACACCAACGGATACTTAGGTGGAGATAGCGTCTTAGAGCCTAATGATGCCAAAAAGAATACTGGCTGGATGTATGGTGAAGAACCAGACCGTGAGTATTTTAACTGGTTAGCGAGATATACTTATCTCAACCTTCAATATTTGAAACAACAAAACAATGAAGTCAATATGTACTTCCAAGGACAATGGTAATGAGTGAAGGAATGCTTGGTTTCCATAAGTCAATTACATCAGGTACATTTAATGTTTATCAGTGTCCTGTAGGGAAGTATGCAAAAGTAATAGTAAATGTGGCTGCTGATGTTGTCGGTAATGTGGATTGTATCCTACACATATCCCCAACCACGATGCCAACAGATATACACACATTTCAAAAAGAAAGTTTTAATTCTGTAAATAATGGTTTCATTCGCACTGCGGTGATACTGACTTCAGGGGAGTGGTTGAGTTACACAACTACAGCAGCGGGTGTTACTGTCACAGTAGATGGTATTGAGTTCTTGACCAATTCTAAAGAAATATCAGAGCAACTCATAGTCTCCACTAATACTGAGGCAGTGTTGTATGAAGCCCCTGTTGATGAGACAGTGACCATTAATACAACAATAACGGGTGTGTTGAGTGGCACTGTAAATTCCGCAACAACTAAACTATATGTGTCAACAACCAATGCTTCCGGTGGAGCCTTGCTTCTGGTCAACTCAATCAACTCTGGACGTACAGGTTACGAGTATTCTGGCTTAGTATTGACTTCAGGTCAAAAACTTATCCTTGTTACTACAAATACAGTGGGTAATCTTGCAGTTCGTGTACACGGTTTTAGGAGAGATGTTTAATGAGTCTAATTAATTTTGGTGCGGGTGTTTCACAACAGGGGGTCTTCTCCCGCATAAGACCTTACCCAACCCCTAATATTGAGGGTGTGGTACAAACAGGGGGTATCCCTGTTGTCCGTACTGGGAATAAAAACTACTACTTGTTTAATCAGACTAACTTGAATTCTGATGCTGGCTATAAGACAGTTGTAAACCTTCATACCACAAACCCCCCCGCATTGGTGGCATCTTTTGACACAACAAGCATAGTAGCTTCTGCTAAGATACTCTCCGTGTGGTTAAGCTCTGCTGATCAAACTCTATACATATTGTACAAGGGTGTTGATGGTTTAGTACGTCTAGCAAAGATGAATGATTCTACAGGAGCTGTCACTCAAATAGGCTCTGGATTCACTCCAGCAACACCCTCAAATTGGTCTTCTGGTTCAGGTAAGCTAGAGTACCTAAGTGGATATCTGAGATACACACATCTTGGAAAGTACCATGAGATAGACACTACTACAGGTGCCCCATTCTCTGAAGATAATGTATTTAATTTGGCAGGTTTTGCAACTATAAGTGCAGACTACGTGTCGCTAGATGGTAGCATTTATGTTTCTGGTGATATAAATGTAATCCAATTAAATTCCGCATCCAGTCCTGTAGGGAGTGCAGCAATACCAACAATGTCCGCAAGTTCTGTTGGTGTAGTGTCGGGCGTGTATTGTCAAACCGAAGACATCTTTGGTGTAAGGTTAGGGGGGTATGCTACGTCACCTCAATCCATCCCCATGTCATCATTTCTGATAGATAATGATAAGATGGTGTTTACCACTTTCATTGTTGGTACAGGAGTACCTATGAATGTTGTACTCCGAAACAGTTATGATGATTTTATTAAATCCGTTGTAGACTGGAGGGCTGGACTTAGATGACAGACCTAATTAAACCTACCGACTTAGAGGGTAGAATCTGGGCAGAAGATGGTACTATTACTTCCCCCGACACAATAGATATACTCGAAGGTTGGGAAGTGGGGGAGAAGCCCCCTGCCCAATTCTTTAACTACTGGCAAAACAGAACCGATAAGATATTAACTTACCTTAATCAGAAAGGCATACCAGAGTGGGATATAAATACTCCGTACATTGCTTTTAAGAGTTTTGTAACACAAGCTGGTAATCTCTATGTAGCTAAGCAAGACCATGATGGTGAAAGCCCTGCATTAGATGTAACTTTTGTTTACTGGAAGTTACTGCTGAGTGTTGAAGGGGCTATGGCAGCAGATCGTGAAGCTTTCCTGCTCGCCAGAGCTAACCACACAGGATTTCAAGCTACAAGCACGGTTACAGGTTTAGACGCAGCTCTTGCTGCCAAAGAAGTAACAAGTAACAAAGTTACAACCTTCACATCCCCCAATGATACAACCTACCCAACCACATTAGCAGTATCCAACTTAGTTGGGGGTAGTGGTAGTGGCTCACCATTACTTGGTTGGGAAGCAACCAGTACAACATCCCTTACACCGACAATCGGTGACAACTCCCTCACGTTAGCGGAGTCTGGCAAGGCGTTTACGGTTGGGCAGTTTGTCACTGTAGCAGATGTTACCCTTCTACAAGATAACTACTTCATCGGTATTGTTAAAACCTTTGACTCTGGCACTGGAGCTATGGTAGTGACCTCTAAGACTGTTGTTGGCGGTACATCTGCCTCCAGTTGGGCGGTTACTGCCTCTGCTGCATCTAAAGGTGAAAGGTTTGTATCTCCTGTTCAGAGCTTTGTGGCACTAGGGAATGTAAGTGGGACTGTTAATATTGACCTACGTGCTGCATTGAAATACTCAATGACTCTAACTGGAAACACCACCTTGACATTCACCATGCCTGATATTTTCAGTTCCACCACAGAGACTTGGGCATCCTTGTTGATTACCAAAGGTGGGAGTTACTCACTAGCGTTTCCAGCAGGATCTCAGTGGAATGATGGGGCAGCACCAGTACCTTCAAGTGGCACTAAGAATGAATACCTTGGTACTAAACAGGGCACAGATAATTGGATCTGGTCTATCGCTAGGAAGAGTATAGCATGATTGGTGTAACTAATGCGCTAAGAAGAATTGTGACGGTTAACTTACCAGTTGTACCAACCTTTACAGCGCCAGCCGCAATGACCAGTAGTAACACTTTGGGTGGTAGTGGTACGTTTAGTTTTCAATTCAACTCCACTAAACGCACATGTGCAACTATTGTCACTGGTTCTGTTAGTGGTTCTGGGTCTTCATCGTTTACATATTTTGGTGCCAGTGATCCCATTGATCCAAGTGACTACGAGGTCATGGTCACTCTTGGTACAAACGTGGGATTCTCTAATATCACTACAGCAGGAGGCAGCGCAACTCTTGGGGTCTGGAACTCCTTATCCTCGTCCCCTTTATACAGTTTCTCTTGTAGTGACAGGCGTGGTGGCTCTCGCCCAATTACCGTAGCAATAAGACATAAGATCAGTACGGGCGTAACAGCTTCAACCAACATCACAATGAATCAAACGAGTGATGCAGTGTCCCCGACTTGGGGGGGGAGCAGTGGTGCCACTACGGTCATTAGAACTACCACAGATAGCTTTTTGGGCATCTATATTGACAGCGCAACTGCGGCTAATGCGGGGCAACTGAGAGTGTATAAAAACACTACGCTTTTTTCTCAGGTTGGAGTTACATTCAGTACAGGCTCAATCCCTGAAAGTGAGTATGAGGTTTCCGCAGTATGTTTCGTCCCCACGCCCTCAAACGGATTCATTATCTCCGATACTTTGGGTTCTTACTACGATGTGGCTACTCTACGGGCTAATACTCCCGCATGGAACAGCAGCACTGCTCGCTACTGGTCACGGCTTGGGACAGAGCCAGCCGCTACTGGGAGGATTAGCGTTACAGTTAGGCACAAACTCGATAATAGTAAACAGGGTGGTCGTACTTTTGACTTCCAGAGCACATAAGGTGATTTATGATAATTGTAAATAAACAGACACTTGAAATAGTGTCACCACAAAACCTGCCATCTCACCTCATGTTGGACTTCTCTAATGAAGAGCATGTTAAGCTGATGCTACAGGCAAATGGCTACGATGTAGTCACTATGCCCGACTGTCCAATGTGTGATTATGACTTCTATACCCCACAAGCAGTGAATGTAAGGAAAGTATCTAACACATATCTAGCAGATTGGCAACTATTCCCCATAGACCAACCCATAGAACAAGTTGCACAGAAGAAGTTAGCTCAGATTAAGTATAACTGTGGTGTTGAGATAGTAAGTGGCTTTTACTCTTCTGCACTTGGTGACCCCTACTTCTATTCTAGTGATATGGAATCCCAAGCTAACCTACAAGGAAATGTTTTACTCTCAATGGCAGGTGAAGAAATAAAGCACATCTGTTATGACAGTGATAAAAACAGGGTGATAATGCCACACACTAAAGAACAGATATTTCAAGTAGGGAGAGATTACTCTTTACACCTCTGGTCTAAGTTGGAAAAATACAATGCACTTAGAGTTGGTATTGAATCCTCCCTCGGCTCAAATGATTTAGAAACCTTACTAGCTATAAGCTGGAACTAATCCATTAGGAAATAAAATGACAAGTCCAATTAATAAGTTATTAGAAAAAGAAACTGTTGCAGTTAAAGCTATACCAGTTGTGCCAGAGTTTGACCAATACATCAACGTTGTTCTTACTAAAGAAAACTACGAAGTGGTTAAAGATGCTGTAACAAAGAATCCAGATAAAGTTCTTAAGATCATGCAGTATGTAAATTCCCCAGTGTTCAAGCAAGATCAACTGAAAGAAGTGTTTAGTCGTTCTGTGTTTTAATTAAATAGTTGGAGTAACTACCTACATGCCATTACCAAAAATAAAGATGCCTAAGATGGATATGAAGAAATATCTCTTAGGTTTAGGGTTTTCTGCTGCGGTAGTTATCTCTGCAACACAGTTGACAGCCCCTTCAGAGGGGTTTGTAGATAGACCTTACTTAGATGCTGTGGGTGTTTACACAACCTGCTATGGCACTACTAATAAAAATAATATTGGTGTTGTGATTAAAGATAAAGTGTACACAGAACAAGAGTGTACAATCATGTTAGCTACAGAGCTTGACGAAATAGAAAAGCAAATTACTCCAATGATTAAAGTCCCAATTAATAATTACCAGAAAGCTGCCTTCTTAGACTTCAGTTACAACCTTGGCACAACAGCAT